CATGCTAGATCTTTATGCTGCTCTTCTGTTATTTACTTTATCTTTTGAGGAAGAACTGTATTTAACATTTGGGTTTCATATTTTGTGCTTTTGTGTGACTTTTCAAATAATTATTTAAGACCAACGAATCCTCGCCCCAGGGAATATTGGCTCACTTATTTTATAAGTGATATAGAGAAATTAGCCGTATATCAAACGAGATCCCGAAAGGGACACGGCACCATGGGGCAGCTCTTAGCTATTAGAAGCACTAGATTGCACTACTAGTTGTTAGTGTGTTATGAACGACGAGGGTAACAGAGATAGGCAATTACTTTTACCCTTAGGAACGGACACTTGAACGGCGAATTGAATTTCTGCGGAATACGTAAAGGAACCCCAAGTAGTAAACGGAACCTAAGTTTAAGAATTGTAATTGGCGAAATAAAATCAAACTTACTCGCCGACTCGTTGCGTAACTGAATCTCACAATGGAAAATTTAAGCACTTTGGCAAGTGGAATTTCAGGCCTTTGAGATGTAGGTTGAAATTTAAAATAGATCATATTGGAATAGGGCTAAAGCCTTCGGGACGCGCCTATGAAAGTGTCACACTACTTTGTGATTTAGCTCGTGTTGGGCCCTGGTCACCCCAACCGGATCCGTGACTTTTATCAAAACCCCCCAAAGCGTATGCGTCATGGCCACAACTAAACAATCTCCGTTATCCAAATTTTATCATGCTTTTACTGTAGATGCTGCCGGTCGGGCATCTTATAATACCAATGCTTTTCTCGAAGATAAGTACGAGAAAGAAGTTTTTATTAAAGAATTAGTCAGACAAACTCAGAATATGATGACTAATTCAGATTTACCCCCAATTGCTGCATCCATCATGGTATATATGATGAAATATTTTAAAGCCTATTTTGCTCATGAATTAGTTCCTTTGGTTCTTTGTAATAAGAAGGACATTAATGCAGCTTTATATAAGCTCCAAGACTTGAAAATACTTATGAGATATGATCATGTAGGCAAGTCACCACAATGGATCATACATAGGGATTTAATGTGGAGCGTATACGAGTGGTTATACAAAGATAAGGATATGCCTTACACACAAATGCAATATAATCCAGCAATTCAAAATATGAGAAATTTTGTTGTTGAACCACCTTTGGTTATTTATGAAGGGATTGCAGAATATTTAAGAGAGGAAAATGGTGATGCATTTGTAGATTATATGATCCACCTACAACAGAAGAGAGTGAATGAATTGTTTGCAAAGACTAGAATCGCTGCTGATGAAAGAGGAATAGATATTATACATATGTCCATGGATGACATGGCACGACATATTTTGTTCACAGAACAATTAGATGCATTAGCAAAGATAGCATTTGACTTAGCAGATTCTTATACTTATAACTATGTGCGAAGTAAGTTTAAGAGACTTTGGCATATTTACAAGAATGAACCAAATAGATTATGGCGTTTAAGTGAACTGCGGAATGCTTTAGATGTAGATTGTAGATGTGTTCTGTTAATTATGCGAGTTCTTAAAGAAAAACATCTGGCAGATTTAGAAGTAAGTCCTGCTCGTTGGAAACTTATGTTAGATGTAGATTATGTTCCAGTTACTCAAATGGAGACTTTTAAGATGGAACCAAAAAAGTGTTTCAAGGATTACGCAATTGAAGAGTCATCTATGACATATGAACTGCTTATTTATTATCGACAGGGTAAATTAATTGTAGAAGCTAGTAAAGGAATTACACCTGTACAAGTTATTGAATGTTCTGGTCTAGCTTTGGAAGAGAATAATATTTATTACCAAGTATACCATCGAATGGCTGGAGACAGTCATCTTAAGTATGTTAATGTAGATTGTAGAATAGCCTTAAGTAATACAGGTTCAAGTTTTACACAATATTGGAGATTACGAGAAGCAGTTAACACTGCCTATGAAACTAAAGATGCAGTAGATGCTGTTGCTTTTGATGGAAGTGTTCCAGGAGATCAAGAAATTTATGTGAAGTTGTGTAAGATGGAGTATCAAGATATTCTACCTCAAGTGCAAATGTTCGGATTTAAGAAGAATATACAGGAAACAGTAGATGACATATCACTGAAGACAGATCAAAAGATTGAGGAGGCTAATAATAAACTTAAAGCCACTTTAGATGAGCAACATACTAAGGTTCAAGAAACAGCTGAAGATATTAGAAAGAAGATGGAAGATACTATTGATAAATCGAGTGACAAGGTTATGCATAAATTGAAAACTACAATACAAGAAACTTTTGCAGATGTAGGAAAACATTTTAGAGATGGTTTCACTTCAATACAAGACTTATTTTCAGAAAAATTTTCTTCAGAGAAAGAGAAGACAGAATGGCTACCTTATATTGAGAAGATTATTGGAGCAATTATAGCCTTTTATGCTATGTTTAAAGCTCCAACTACTGGCATGCGCGTTGCTATAGGAACAAGTTACCTTTTAGCATTAGGAGCTTGTACTACTATTGGAACATACATATATGATTTGGCTACTGGAATGAAGACGTGGAAATCATACATGGAGACTGTTCAAAATTTCTTTAAGAAAGCTCCAGAAACAGCCAGTACTCAAGGAGATGGAACCACTTTTATGGCAGTTGCCAAAATAGTGGCATTGATAGTTGGTGCCAAGAATAAGATTGTCAATGTTATGGATCCCAAGACTTTTAGAGATTTCTCTGCTTATGTAAGGGGAATCAAGGATATATCAGATATAGTTCACCATGTCTCAGATGGTATTAAGTGGACTGCTAAATATTGTTTTGGTGCCGATTTCATAACTCCTCAGATTGTTAAGGGAGAGATAAAGAAATGGTCAGAAGAGGCCCAGGAATTACTTGAAGTTGACGTGAATCATGAAATCAACGCCAGTAGAAAGTATGCTGAACGATTAAAGAAGATTATTGAAGAAGGAAATTCACTACGTCAGCAAATTATTCGAGTGGGTGCTGCTAGAGATGCTGTAAATGGTTTTGACAAAATCATGTTTGAACTTAATCGAGTTAAAGCTGATGTATATTCACGATTGCGATGTGATACAGGAAGAATACAGCCCTTAGTAGTACATTTGTATGGATCTCCTGGGGTAGGTAAATCAGTAGGATCTATATTTTTGATTCAAGATCTATATGATTTAGTTCATATGAAAGATGTTACTCCAGATAAGTTGCCAGAGATTACGGCTTTCAATCAATATCAAGATGCATATGTAGCTAATTCTGCCAGTGATTATTATGAAGGATATTCAGGACAGTGGGCTACAGTAATGGATGACTTCATGCAGTTAGTTGATAGAGAAGTCAATAGTAGAACTGCAGCTGAAGTTATCGCAATGGCAAATGATCAATCATTAATGTTAAATATGGCCTTTGAAGGTAAAGGAAAGAATCCCTTTATTTCTAGATTGTTGATGCTTACATCCAATGCCAAACTATTACCTTCAACAGCAGATCTTCAAGATAGAGATGCTTTTTATAGAAGAATACATTTTAATGTGCATGTAGAGATTGCTTCAAAAGAGGTTACCAAAACGATATTATCTGGTAGCAAAACTATTGAAGTTTTAGACCCTGTTAAGTTGAGTCAATTATACCCAGGTGAAAGAGCTTTTGAAGCTTTCTCTTTTACTTTGGAAACTCACAATTCGAAATCCCAGCACTTGAAATATAAAGAGCTTCTATCTCTTATGTTAGAGAAATATATGGAACTGGAACGAGATAAGAAATCCACATGGAGACTTGCTGAAGAGCGATCAAAGCGTAGATTAGAGGAGTTGACTGAACACTTAAATGCTCAAAAGGTTAAGAAAGGAGCCCCTCAATTAGCGTCTATATCAGAAATTATGGACACTCCTAAAGTTGAGGAAAGTTTAGTTCAGAAGAAGAAGGCACTTCCAGTTGTCCAGGTAGGAGGACGTTATAGTATAACTAAGATGGAAAACACAATTGAAAATTTAGATGAGAGTACGAGCCCTCCTACTGTTACAGAAGAATTGGTCATTAATACCAATATCAAATTTCAACCAGCTGTAGAAGATTCGGTCCCATGTTATGTGTTAACACTTACTGAAGAGGAAGTAGATAAACTGAACTACATAACTGGAATAAAATTAGAAGAATTGGTTGAAGAATTTAATAAGGATACCTCACAAAAGATTACATTAGTAGAGGTACAACAGATTGTGAAGGAAATGCGATATATTATAGCCTCACCTGTTGAAGAAGCGAGATTCTGGACGCGCGCGAAGGGGCGTTATGGAATCTTTTGGAAACATATTAAAATTAAAGCGTTGCTTCAAGCAAGAATGCTCAGGGAAAGAACGATAGCAACCTGCAAGCGCTTTAAGGAAATATGTAAAGAATATATACCTAAAATATTAGGCATATTAACATTGGTAATAGGTACCTTTTTAGCCGGAATTGTAACCTTTTTCTTTGTTATGTTAGCTTATTTGATGGCTATTTGGGTAGCATGTAAGATAATAGTAGCCATCAGTCCACCTGCTCAACCGGAAACGCAAGCTATGATGGGAAGTGGAGATGAACAAACTCGTTCAAACGTAATGAGAACCATTCCTAGTTCTTATCACATGAAAAATATTAAAGCTCCAGTTATACCAGCTATTCCAGTAACCCAGATTGATTCACAAGATTTGGCTGGAATTGATTACGAGTATGAAGATGTAAATAAAGGTGATTTTGGATTAACTCTAGGAGACAATGCAGCAGCCGAGTTGATAAATAACTTAGTTATTAAGAATATGGTGCGTACTTCATGGGTTAATGCAGAAGGAGATTCTTGTGGTTCTATGAATGGTCTTTTTGTTTATGGAACAGCGTTCGAATCTACAGCACATTTTCACGATGCTAGACAGCCTGGATTTGATTATATGTTAATTGAATTTGCTAGACCCGAAAAGTCAGTACGTATTCATATAAGTGATTTGTCATGGTATAGATATCCTAATCAAGATAGAATATTGTATAATATTAAGAACAATAAATTACAACCACGAAAGTCGCTTTTGAAACATATTGCAGATGAACGCTCATTTGCAGCAAATTTGGATAATGTAGCTTTTGTTCATGTGACTCCTACTGAAACCACTGTTGTGATGGCACCCGCCAAGCTCAAAAACAGAGGTCAAGAAGTTTGGAATACCGTTACCAATCAGATCGATATGTTACCGAGTGGTATGTATTTTGAACATTATGCTCGAAATGGACCTAGTTTATGTGGTAATCCTTATATAGTTTGCAATCCACGTGTAGAAAGAAAGATTTTAGGATTGCACAATTCAGGAGGTAGAGTTTGCTCGTATGGAGGAGTTTTATATGGTCTAGAAGATGCCTTGATTAGTTTAGGATATAAGGAATTGGACGTTCCCCATACTCAAATAGAAATTGGAGAAGGTAATCAATTGTTCAACTTTCCAGAAAAAGTACGAGAAGTGTCCTACTCAGATTTTAAGGTGTTTCAAAACACTAAGACGGAAATACACCCAAGTGTTCTTCATGATGATTTAGTTGCAGCCTTTCAGCGCAAGCCTAATACTCATCCAGCGAGGTTGCGTCCTGGTTTTGATGATGAAGGTGTATATCGAAGTCCATTTCAAGAAGCTATAAAATCTTATGACACACCTCCTATTCAAATGACTCCAAAATTAAAAGAAACTATTGATGAGGCATGTGATGTAGTCTTTGGAGATGTTTGTGCTATACGGAATAACACTCCAAAGCGAGTCCTTACATTGCACGAAGCTATTAATGGAGTTCCCGAATGGAAGTTTATACGAGCAATTAAGATGTCAAAATCAGTTGGTATAATGCCTAATCTCAGTGGTAAGAGCAGATGGGATTTTATTAAATGTTCTATATGTAAGAAGAAATGTACTAGTGTTGAGTGTATTAACAAAGGTCGGTATTTAGTACCTACCCCTGAATTCGAAAAACAAGTTTATCAATTACGTGATGATTTATTAGCTGGAAGACCAGTAAAACGGAAGTGGATGAACGTAATTAAGGATGAGAGAGTTAAACTTGAAAAGTATAAGCAGTTCAGGAGCAGGATATTTTCGGCTTGTCCATTGGACCTATATTTAGTAGTGCGAATGTACTACGCTATGCATATTGAACATATGGGTTGGTCAGGTCCAGCTTCATTTTCTGTATCAGGAATAAACCCACACGGACCAGATTGGCAAGAGCTTTTCAATCATTTATGTGAATTAGGAGATACTCCAGAAGACGTTGAGCCATTGCCAGGTGATTTTAAAGGTTATGATAAGAGTCTTAGGGAGGAGATATTATTAACATGTCACGAACGCGTCATTGATAGATGGTGTATGATAGATCGAGTTGATATAGCTGATCCTGGAGAAGAAGCCTTACGTTCAAGTATTGGAAAACTTACTTACGTAGGAACACATCAGTTCTTAGATATTGAATATGTGGTGGATGATAATCCATCCGGATCTTATGAAACAATGGAAATGAATAACATCACTAATTATGTAGCCCATATTGTTGCTCTGACCTTATATATGCAATCTATTGGAGCCCTAGGCCCTAATGGTGAAGATTTCCGAGCTTCTGCTTATAAGAGAATAGCTAGATTTGTAGCTGGAGGCGATGATCATATTGAAACAATATTGAAAGGTGTTGGAGCTGATGGTTACACCATGGTCGAAAAAGCGGCGAATATGCGCAAATTGGGAATGATATATACTGATCCCTTGAAGAGACCTATAGTTCCAGGATTGAAATATAAGTGGAATGAGGTTACTTTTTTGAAGAGAACTTTTCGTTTCGCCGATGGAGTTTGTTATGCTCCTTTAGATGAAGAAGTTATCTTAGAGATGCCCTATTGGATCCGAGATAACAATGTTCCTCCTGGAGATGCTACTGTTGACAATGTTGAGGCATCAATATATGAATTTTTCCATTATGGAGAAGAAGTGTATAATACATATGCTAATTTCATGACTGGTCTTTGCGTCTCCCGACGTTTAAGAGTCCCTAAGGTTATAAGTTGGCGTAGATTGTATGCTGAAATGATGAAGGGTAGCGTTTATGTGCCCTATGGTCCTTCTACACAACAAAAGCGAATTAAGCGCCAGTATCAGGGTATTGGACTGAGTAGTCAAGTGTCAGGTGTGTACAAGAGTATTCCTAAGAATATAGGAAACCAGATTAAATTGTGGGCCTATACTCAAATGGAATTGAATGAAACAGCCGTTGGAGGAAATGCAGATGTGACAGGATTAACCGCTACTACTGATCAAATAGCTATGGAAAATGAAGTTGCTGTAGTTGGTAGACCATTAGCAAGAATGCCAGCAAGTCCATGGCCTAAGCAGCAAGTGAGTTCTGTCATGAATCGAAAATTCAAAGTCAGCTCATTTGCTTGGAATGGATCTCAAGTTGTTGGCACGAAAATTGCAACTTTGGATTTTCCATTGCTACTTAAAGCACAGCCTCTAATACAAGAGGTTATGGATTATCACAGATTTTACAGAGCTGATGTCAGAGTGGAACTTAAGATGAATTGTACCAAATTTCATTATGGGGAGTTGCTTGCGGCATATTTGCCCAATCATTTTGATGATCAAGTACCACAATTACAATCTTTTTATGGATGTACAATGGCTCCACATGTGATAGTAGAAGCAGGAGTTGCCACTAGTGTTTCTTTTGTGATACCATGGGTAGGCCCACAAAGTTGGATAGACATTGAAGATGACACTCACGAAGATAGCAGAATAGGACGTGTCACGATTTGGGTGCTTTCACCTCTGCGTGCAGCCACTACAGCTACAGTTCCTTCAGCTGATGTCACTGTATTCGCAAATTTTGAAAATTTTGAAATTAGCGGAATGAAAGCATTTGATCCCACCTTAAGAGGCTTTGCTGTCACGCAGATGGAAGCAGAAGCAGAAGCAAAGTCTAAAACAGGAATGTTGTCAGGCATTTCTGAAGCAGCAGCTAGATTTATGTACTCTTGTAAATCAATCCCTGTAGTTGGAGTTCATGCCCAAGGAGCGGGAAGAGTACTTGAGTACGTGACTAAAGGATTACGATGGGTCGGATTATCCAAGCCTACAGATAGGAAGAATCATGGGAAAATGATATCCTCATATTCTCAAAACACCGCTTTAGCTAGTGGTATGGATTTGTGTGATAAGCTAGCTCTAGATCCAGATTGTGCTACAGGAAGTGATTGGCGTGATTATGCACAAAAGAAAGATTATGATATAGTGAAGTATGCTATACAATGCCCAATGATGTTCTTTTATACGAATTTTGATGAGAACGCAGCTGCAGGTTCACTTATTCTTAGTCATTATGTAGATCCAATGCAGTTTGTAGCTGAATCTGGAAGTACAAAAATTTGGAGAAGCCATCTTGGCTCCTTTCTTTCGATCCATAATTTTTGGAGAGGATCGTTGAAATATAGTTATCGATTCGTGGGCAGTGCTATGAACTGCGCAAGAGTTGAGATTGTGTACTTTCCCGATGGTGATCCTCCCCTTACGTTACCGGCTGCAGGTAATGCTGTTTCCAAAATAGTAGATGTGTGTGGTACGGTAAGTGTGAACTTTTGTGTTCCCTACATTCGTACGATGCCCTATTCACGAGTAAAGAAAGATTTTGAAGCTGATTATCGTGATGATTGTATGAATGGTTCAATTGGGGTGTATCTTACGTCTAAATTATGTGGAGCCTCTCCTGATGTAGTAGGTTCTATTAACGTTACGGCTTGGATGGCAGCAGGAGAAGACTTTTTGATGTACCGTGTGGGACACAATAGTTATGACTATACACCACACACACAAATGGAGGTAAACGAGACGTCAGAAGGTTTACCCCTAGCAGATATGCGCTCAGTGTTCGAGCGCCCCTTTGACGGACTGATCCCTGCGACCAGTCATATTGAATTAAACACTGTATTTGGTGAAGAAACTAAGAGAGCTTCACAACTGCTCAGTCGTTATTATGTTATCTTTGATAGAAGTGTACAGTTAACAGCTGGAAGTTGGGAAGACAACTTCTCTTATTATTACATGCTAGCAGATGCTTCATACAATCCTAGTAAGATTCCTTTAAGAATATTGAGAAATTATCATATGTGGAAAGGATCTATTAGATATCAGGTTTCTATTGTCTCTGGAGAAGACAGCCTGAGAATGTTTGTATGCAATACGGACACAACAGCAGGAGCGGATATGATTCCAACTACCATAACACAATATTATGATGCAGGTGCCGTTTCATGTGACTACGTGACAAGACAAGTAGTAGACGTGGAAGTTCCATGGTACAATGTAGGATATTGCACTCAAGAGTGTGAAGGACCTATTCAGAATGAGAATGGAATAAAGGTTTGTGTTAAGAGTAGAGATCCAACATCTACTAAGTTCTTTAGAATTTTAGTCACAGCTGCAGTTGGCGAGGACTGGTCTTGTGGGTATTTGACCCCCCCAGCTCCTTTTTATACTGCACCCCCTATAGTGACTGATAATAATAATAAGAAATTAAGTCTCACCAATGGATCACAAATGCCTCGCTCAATGGTTAAGGAGGCGATGCAGCCTACCAGAGAAAGACTCGTAAAACGTG